ACACTAGGCAGCCGCGCACGGCGCAACGTAAACAGTGGCAACCCGCCACACCTATGCACCGCGCTTACCGCCAACCCACACACCTATGCACCCGCCGCCTATTATGGCTATACCGTTGGCAGTGTGGCCCATAGTGCGTACCGCATGGCCGTTAGCCGCGCCCGCCGCAACTGGCGCGCGTTGCCCCCGGTGCCGGTGCTTGCCGGGCCGCAAAACGCCGCCGGTGTGCGCCAGTTTTTTAGGGCTAACGGCGGCGCGTATACGGCCCCCGTTAGCAACCAACACCCCCACACGTTGGTTAAAATTGGCCAACGTGTGGCGTGGCACCAACTGCCAAGCGCGCTTATGCCGTTTGCGGTGTTAACCACGTTTAACCTGCCACCCATGGCCACAATGCTGGCCATGTTGGCCAACGGCACCGGCGCGTTGTTTATACGCGGCACCCGGCCCGGCCCCCGTTACAACCAATAGCAACCCGGCGGGGCCATGGTGGCCCCGCTACTTTTACAGGTAGGTACGTTATGGCTAATTTAAAAACACAACCCGGCACCACCACCACCACGCCCGTTTGCACGGGCCACCAAACGGCGGCGGCGGTTGCCCGTTATTTAGCGGCCAACGGCGGTGCCGGTGCGGTTGCATGGTGGCAACCGGGCATGGCGGTTGCACCGCCGCAAACGTTGCCCAACATGGCCACCATGTTGGCGGCCATGGCGGCGGGCCATGGCGCGCTGTTTGTGCGCGGGCAATGGGGCGGCGCCAAGCGCGCGCGCGGTGCCATTAACCCGCGCCATGCGCCACCGCTAAACCGCCGTTGGCAAACCGTGCCAACACCCGGCACGGGCACCGCCGGGCCGGTGGCCCCGTTGCCGGTGGCCAGCTAATGCTGGCCGCTTGGGCCTTGGGCCTTGTGGCGTTGCTTGTGGTGTTTGCACTAGCGGCCCGCTAACCCTGGCCGGTGTGGCATTGTGCCACACCGGCCATTACTTGGCCTTTACTTGCGGGTACTTGGCCTTTACTTGCGGGCACTAGCCATTACTTGCCGTTACTTGCCATTGCGCCGCGCCCACCATTACTTAACCATTACTTGGCCTTTACTTGGCAAGGTACCTAGGCCACCAAGTATTGGCAAGTAATGGCAAGTAATGGCCAATTGGCCCCAAAACGCTGGACGAAGGTTAAAAGGCATTAGCATTTTAACTGTTCTCCGCAAATAATCTGGTGTAAAAATCATTCATGGTCATTCGATCAAAAAAATAGATCAAAGGTGTTATAATGGCTGACCCTGATGAAATCATGCTTCACCGACAGATTAGTGAGCTGGGTGCGAAGGTAGAGCGTTTGCAAGAGGATGTGCAGAGGTTGTATTCTATTGTGACGAAGCAGAACCAGTCATTGAACCGTTGGCGAGGAATGGGTGCAGCTTTGACGATGATAGGAGTGGTTTTTGTGGGTGCGATAGGAGGTTTGGTTGGTGTGTTGTTTGATAAGTGGACGAAGTAGCTGAGCGTTTGAACTGGACACGAAAAAGAGAGGATGCGATATGCTTAGAGATATGAAGGGTGCTTGGACGGATTGGTGTGAGAAGGGGAAGCAGTTTAGAATTGCTTCTGCGATGATTGCTTTGTTTGTGTTGTTGATGATTGCGATATGTGTAACCCAGAGCCCTGTGCCGATGGCTTGGTAGGATTATGCCGGATAGTTTGAGCCACCAGTTAGATTCCATTCCTGAGGATAAGTTGAAGATGTTTGCGCATTTGCTTGATAGAGCGAAGCGCACGGCTGAGAGTGAGGCGGCGCAGCTTGACTTCTTGGATTTCACGAATGCTGTATGGCCTGATTTCATTGGAGGTATGCACCATACGAAGATGGCTGCTGCGTTTAAGAAGATTGCTACGGGTGAGTCTAAGCGTTTGATTGTTAATATGCCGCCGCGCCATACGAAGAGTGAGTTTAGTAGTTATTTGTTGCCCGCTTGGTTGATAGGCCGCCGACCGAGTTTGAAGATTATCCAGACGACGCATACGGCTGAGTTGGCGGTGCGGTTTGGACGTAAGGTAAGAAACCTTATGGATACGGAGGAGTATAAGGCGATATTCCCGAAGGTTGAGTTGCGCGCTGATAGTAAGGCTGCGGGCCGATGGGAGACGGGAAATGGTGGGGAATATTTTGCTGCTGGTGTAGGTGGCGCGATTACGGGCCGTGGTGCGGATTTGTTGATAATTGATGACCCGCACAGTGAGCAGGATGCATTGAGCCCGAGTGCTTTGGAGAATGCTTATGAGTGGTATACTTCTGGCCCGAGGCAGCGACTCCAGCCGGGAGGAGCGATTGTCATTGTGATGACCCGTTGGGCAGAGAACGATTTGACGGGTAAGTTGGTGAGACACCAGGGCCGCGATATCATGGCGGACCAGTGGGAGGTGATTGAATTTCCTGCGATATTGCCAAATGATGAGCCGGTGTGGCCGCAATATTGGAATAAAAAGGATTTATTGTCGGTTAAGGGTAGTTTGTCGGTTGGTAAGTGGGAGGCGCAGTGGCAGCAGAACCCGACGAGTGAGACGGCTGCGATATTGAAGCGCGATTGGTGGCAGAAGTGGGAAGAGGACGAGTTGCCGAAGTTGAGTTATGTTATGCAGTCTTATGATACGGCTTACAGTAAGTCTACTTCTGCGGATTATAGTGCGATTACGACGTGGGGTGTTTTCCAGCCCGATGAAAACGGACCTTTTAATGTGATTTTGCTGGATGCGCGACGAGGACGGTGGGATTTCCCGGACTTGCGCCGTGTGGCCTATGAGGAGTACAAGTACTGGGAGCCTGAGAGCGTTCTTATCGAAGCGAAAGCGAGTGGTATGCCTTTGACCCACGAGCTCCGAAACATGGGCATCCCGGTTATGAATTATAGCCCGAGTAAGGGGCATGATAAGATCTCCCGTGTAAATTCTGTTTCCCCTATGTTTGAGTCTGGTATGGTGTGGGCACCGGACACGACTTTTGCAGAAGAGGTTATAGAGGAGTGCGCGGCGTTCCCTGGTGGGGAGCATGATGATTACGTTGATACGGTAACTCAGGCCTTGAGACGTTTCCGTGAGGGAGGTTTTATTGCTCATCCGGAGGATTACCAGGATGAAAACGATAATTACCGTCCCCAGGTTGCTTATTACTAGGAGCTTTTGAATGGCTGCTCGCGATACGATGATGGACCAGGGATTAGTCCCGGCCCCGGAAGGTTTGCCTGAGGGCTCGTTGGATTTGGAAGAGTTGTTTCTGGGTTCTTCTGAGGGAATGGAAGAAGAGGACATTACCGACGTTGAGATCACGCAAGATGAGGATGGTGGTGCGACGTTGGTTTTTGGAGAAGAGGAACTTGAGCGGCCTGAGGGCGAGTTTGGAGAAAACCTTGCCGAGGTGCTCCCTAAGGATGAGCTTTCTAAAATCAGTAGTGATTTGCGGGGCCATTATGATGATGACCGAGTTTCGCGCGCTGATTGGGAAAAGCAGTATACGGATGGTTTGGCCCTTCTAGGGCTGACTTATGAAAACAGAACGGAGCCGTTCCAGGGTGCTACTGGTGTTGTGCACCCAATGTTGAACGAGGCTGTGACGCAATTCCAGGCGGGTGCTTATAAGGAGCTTTTGCCGAGCAGCGGGCCGGTCCGTACGACGATTATTGGTTCGCCTACCCCTGAGCTTGAGATCGCTAGTCAGCGCGTTCAGGACTACATGAATTATCAAATCATGTACCAGATGCGCGAGTATGAGCCTGAGTTTGACCAGATGTTATATTATCTGGGGTTGAGCGGCAGTGCGTTCAAGAAGGTTTATTTTGATGAGCAGTTGGGCCGTGAAGTAAGCAAATTTGTTCCTTCTGACGATCTTATCGTGAATTATGCGGCTACGGACTTGCGTACTGCGGAGAGAATCACGCATGTGATCCGTATGTCCCAGAATTCGGTTCGTAAGCTACAGGTTTCTGGTTTTTATGCCGATGTGAACATCATGGGCAATAGTGATGAGTTCCGCAGCGATATCCAGGATACTTACGATAAAATCGAGGGTCGCGAGGATATTGGTGAAAACGATGAACTGACCCTTATAGAGTGCCATTGTTATTTGGATCTTGAGTCTTATCCAGATATGGATGAGGAG